CACCGCCAGTATGACGCTCCAGCAGCAGAATGATCTGGTTCAGGCCATTGCCTCGCTGTTCCCCAAGCACCAGATATCCGATATGAGGGAGCATCCTCATAGCGGATATAGGGCCGTGCACGTCATCGCCGGTCTTCCCCGCGGCATATTCGCAGAAATACAAATTAGGACTCTCCCGCAGGACGCATGGGCCAACTGCTATGAGGCGATAGCTGACCGTTATGGCAGAGAAATAAGGTATGGAGAATACCCCGACTCCCCTAAGGGCAGGGAGCTTGTTCAGGCGATTCAGGGTACATCCGATGGGATAAGAAGCCTGGAGGCTCTTGACTCGGAACAGGAAATCGCAGTCGGGGATATCCTCGATAATGTGACCAAGATGATGCGCCATCTGACGGAGTATTATCATGCGCCGAATCCTCAGGAACTTGAGAAGATAATAAAAATCGCTAATAATACTGGTAGTCTGATGCTCAAATTGGGAGGCGAACATGGTCGGAATGGTAATCCGGTACAACCGGAAGACCGGTGACAGGATCGTGCGCGAATACCCCGGCCCAAACGGGTACGCGAACGCGATCTCCGACCCCGATTTCCGCAAGGACATGGGCAAGCATCTTGGCGATTGGGAGCTGGCCGTCATCGGTTCCGAGTCGTTCGACGCTATTCGTACCACGCACTCCCGGTATTTCACGGGACGTGACGTTACTCCCGTGCACGCATGATTAACTAGCATTTTCGGGTATGCTTCGCCCCGTGTAGGATAGTGGGCGAAGCGTCCTCCTTTCCAACAAGCAAACTGGTCGATGTTTCACTCGCCCTGTTGGCGCTGCAACGCCGGCAGGGCAATTCTTTTTAATTGGTCGAATCATGTAGCGACGGTGAATCGATGCCGCAGAAACCGAGTGCTATGTGGTTGTAATCGCTGACGTCAACCTTCAACCCGTCAACATCGGGGTTGTCTTTCCATACGTTGTTCAAATCGCCGTTGGCGTATTTCCAATCCTTCGCCATCCCGTTGAGCGGGTACGTCGTCCCGTCGATTGTCATGATGACGGCGTTGTGATCCTTGCATTCGACGGTCGTATCGTCCGCCGACCAAGGCCAGTATTCTTCCGAATACCCATAATCGTCAATGAATGACTGTTTGCTGAGCTCATGCGTTTTCGCGGATCCGACGCAAGCTGTCAGGGATACAACTATTGCCGCGCTTAGCAGGAACATAACGGCTTTTTTCATTGTCTGCTCTTTCTCTGTCGCAATGCCATGGTTCGGCTGGAATCTATTCGTTAGAATTCCACGGCTGGGTCTTGTGGGATTTCCACGGTATAGCGTTGCCCGTTGATGGTGGCGGCCGCGCTTTCCACCTGAACTTTCTTCGCGGTGGGTTGCCGTTCCGCTTCCATGGCGACGTATGCGGTGACGATGCCTGTCTTGCCGGGCTCCACACTGGCATTGTTGCTCATCGACATGCTGTCCACGACATTGTCGTTCGCGTCGAGGTACCGGAAGTCGAGGATGATGTCGTCAAGGGTTTTGTTCGTGTCGTTGCGGACGATGTATTCGACCACGCGGGTGCCGCTTGTGTCGCGCACGTTCCTCTCCAGAATAGTCAGGCCCGAGCTGCCTTCGTTGGCCTGCGGCTTTAGTTCGTCCACCTGCTGCTGGAGCGTTTCCACTTGTCCGCTGAGCTCGTTGCGCTGCTCCGTCAGGGTCTGCGCCTTCGCCTCCGACTGTGAATAAGATTCGCGAAGATTGTCGATGATCGGGGTGGTGTACAGGTACATGCCACCAATCCCGCCAGCGAGTCCGATGACCAGTCCGACGACCGCCGTGATGGCGATGATGGCGGGTATCGGAAGTTTCTTCGCTGCCGGGTGTGGTGCCGGAGATACAGTTTCCGGCTGTTCGTCTTGTGGTGCCGGTGGTTGTGCCGACATGGGTGCTGGCTCGGTCATTATTTCTTCTTTCTTCAGATGGCTACGCTATCGTGCAGCCATTGTTTGTATGCCCTGATTATCCATGGCATTACGCTCAGTTCTCTTGCTATTGCGCATTCGTCGTTGCCGTACAGGATTTCGGCAGTGACGTAGTCGGTCTGGCTTATGAGCATTTTGGCGGCTTCAACGTCCGCCCGCTGCTCCGTGTAGGCATCGGTCTTGCACCCGATGTCGTGGTGCTTGGCGTGACTAATCTCATGCGCCAGCACGCACCGGCGCTGGACAGGCGAGAGCTTGTCGCTGAGAATGATCTCGTTATGCTCCGCGTCGTACACGCCTTCGAGCTTGTCCGGTAGTGGCCGGTCGTGTATTCGGCTCGCCCATTGCAGGGCGATGTATTCCAAAGCGTCCTCGCTCATGGCATTTCCTCGTATGCTTCCTGCTCACGCTCGATATCACCATGCTTCGCGGCAAGATCAAGAGTCGACGGATCGATAGAATTATCGTCACGCAAAGTGGGGAAATAAATTGAACCATCGTTAATCATGTGGTCAAGGCATAAATCGATTTCCTCAATGACGCCGCGAGTTTCTCGCCCTCGCTTTTGGGGTGAGGCGTTCCGACCCGCTCGTTGCGAAGTTTCGTCATCGAGGAAATGACCGTATTTTAAAAGACAAATCGCAGCAAAAGCAGGGGCTGTAATATTAACCTTATTAGCCGCCCTTTGCTCGGACAGGGTTGGAGAATGGCGAACCATTTTATTACGTATCTCGTTTGGACCGTTAAGCGCGGTTGACACTAAATATTCTGAGACCTTTGCCATGATACTCGGAATCGAATTCAACAATGATTGATTGATTTGTTGTATTACTGGATCGTCGGACATTTTCTTCGGCGGTACGCCCAATAATTCGAAATGATTTCCATTAAGGGCTTTGCGGAGCTCCTCTCTACTAATTGAAGCTCCTCCATCTAATTTGATATCGCCTTCACCAGGAAAAAGATCGGAGAGAACAAGAGATTCTCCCGTCAGTGACTCCAATGACTTGACAAGAATCAGCATGTTGAACAATGAGGCTGCAGAAGCATTTCTTTTCATACCCGAAATGAACCCCGGTGTCCATGTTGCTCCATAGCGCCTCGCTTCAGTCGCGATTTGATCCAACGTCAAGCCTTTGGCGGCTCTCATTGAATCTATATAAGCGTAGATGGCTTCATTAATTCTCATGTTCTCAATTTAACAACACGACACGCCAAAAGGCAAAATACAAGTTGTCATATTGAAACTCTGTGCTATCTTGTTAATCACGTTCTCATAACGACAACTTGTGAAAGGAGGTTTTGATAATGCCGGCAATTGCTATGAGTCCGACTCTCAGCCCCAAGGAGGTGTTCGAGAACTACGGGCTCAAGCCCAATCATCTGGCCCAGCTGCGCTACCAGAAGAAAGGCCCCCGCTACATCCAAGCGACGCCACGAACGGTTTTGTACCGACAAAGCGACATCGAAGATTGGCTGACTGCAAACACGGTGGAGACCGAAGACAGCAAGGAAATGAAAAAGGCATCCGCCGCCACGGATGCCGAGATCAAATGAAAGAAGGTTCAAATGAACAACGCCATTCTAACCGACAACAAGGAAATCGAAACCCTCGACCTCCCCTCATGGTGGAGCGACGACTTCCCCTGCGTAGCAACCTTGCTCAAGACCGGGTTCAAGGGGCACCGTCAGCTGCTCGCAGCTGACGTGGATGTCCTCCCCGGCGTCGGCTTCGCGTTCTACGAAGTCCAATGGCTCGACAAAGACGGGTCTTCCTCCGATGGACCCCTTACGACAATCGTTCCATTCAACAACATCGAAAGCATTGAACAGGTAGAAACCGTGGAAGCAGAGGACGGTGGTCTCAAATGAGCAACGCATTGCAGACCCTTCGTTTCGAAGATACGGAGGTCACCGCACTGGACTGCAACACCGACGAGCCGGTGTTCGTCGCCAGCCCCATCGCGAAGAAACTCGCATACGAGAGCGCGAAGGACATGTTGCGCAATCTTGACTCCGATGAAAAGGGTAAGCACATTGTGCCCACCCTTGGAGGAGAACAAGAAATGAGCGTCATCACGCTGCCCGGCCTGATCCACGCCTTGAACAATCGCCGCCCCGGCGCAGTCAAGGACGAGGCCACGCGCAACATGGTCATCCGGTTCCAGCGTTGGGTGAACCACGAACTAGTGCCGACCGTAATGCGCACCGGCAGATACGAGGTGCAGCGTCCGCAACACCTGCTTGAGGCGGCTCACCATGAGCGCATGATGCAAGTCGAACTGTTGAAGGCTTCGCAGGGCATCGTCCACCCGGATTTCCTCGAAGCGAAGACGCGCATCGTGATCGCACGGGAATTGGGGGAACTACCTGAGCTCGGCCCGAAGACCCGTCCCCTGTACACACAGGACTATCTACGGGAGAAGAATCTGAGCGCCAAGCAGCTGCGATCGAAGAGTGGCACATTCGGCAAGAAGCTCAAGGCCGCATATCGAGAGCGAAACGGTCGAGACCCACAACGCGCTGATCTGACACTGCCGAACGGTCACATCATTCAGGTCTACGCCTACACGGAAGAAGATCGCCCCTTGTTTGACCGGGCATGGGATGAGCTCAGTCAGAAAAACGGGTGCGTGATGGCCGGCGCTCTCCCTGAGAAAAATCTTCGTCTATCTCTCACCCACCCTATCGTGTCGGACTCTTACAGACATTCCTTCCCCATGGAATTGGTATGTGATCCGAACGATGAGGCCGACCTGTTCCTGACGGTGTTCAAAGCGAAGGTTCCTATGTTCGACTTGTGGTTCGACCTGACGTATTCCACGTTCGACGGGGTGACCGGTTCGTTCTATCCCGATTGGAGCGAATGGACGTTCGGTGACCTGAAGGAAGCGAAGGACGTATTGCACTCCTATCTGGATTCCATCGATGTTCTCCGCGTTTTTTTTGCGGACTACCTGCGGGTATTCGAGTGGGCGTCGACCGTGGACTGGCGCGGCCTGCTCGCCAAGAAGCGTGGTGAATCATGTCCAAGCAGATAGAAGCACAGGACGGTTGGCCCATTGGCAAGGTGGCGGAATTCCTGAATCTTTCGAAGAGCACTCTTTACATCTGGTCTTGCTACGACCGGTGGGGCGGGAAATACCCGCCGGCCCCGAAGCGTATCGGCCGTCGGCTGGTGTGGGATCCACGCGAGGTCATCGACTACCGGAACAACAGGTGCGCCATCACCCGCAAGGAACTGGTCTACGGCAAATAAAGGTTTCCCGGCCCCAATGCCGGGAGAAAAAAGAAATAAGCGGTGTCGGCGTTGCACTGTCCAAGGTATTGCGCCGACACCCAACATCACCAATCAAATTCAGAAAGGAAATCAGTGATGTCAAACAACAAGGTTAGCGGAATCCACGCCATCGGCGTCGAGGTTCCCGAGGACATGTCGCTCAAGGAGCTCATGGAGCGGCTCCTGAATGATACGGAGGTCGAATTGGAGAAGGATTTGGACGGGGGAACCAGCGAGCCCGAACCCCAGCCCGAGGCGGACAAGTGGCAGCGGTATGCGGACATGATGGGCGATCTGTTCGACGTGGCGCATCAGATCGGCTATGACGCCTACATGCAGGGCGACCTGAAGATCATGCGCAAGGTGTTGCAGGTCGAATCCGACGTGGTGGATCTGGCCGGCATCGTGGCGATGGAGAAGTCGAGGGCCGTGAAATGAGCATCGAAGCATTACGGCGCAAGAAGCGGCGCATGCGTCGTCCGAAGCAACGCCTGACTGACGGCCAGAAGTCCATGCTCCTGCTGGCCCTCACGTTCGTCGAGGGCTGGGTGGCGGGTTTCGCGGCCACGCACAGCCGCATACCAAGCCCGGTGGGTACGCCGCAGTGGATGATCACCGGCAGTCTCGTACTGGCCATCATCCTGCCGCTGTTGTTCCTCGCGGTCGTCATGAAGTGGGGCGGCGATGGAACAGCCGAGTGAGTTCACGCTCTGCCTGCCGGGCGACCCCGTGCCGAAAGGCCGTCCCCGCGTCTACGGGGGTCATGCCATCACGCCGAAGCGCACCGTCAGGGCGGAGGAACGCCTGTTCGCGGAATTCCGTCTGAAATACCCGCAGGCGAAACCATACCAGTGCCCGGTCAGGTTGGAGGCCGAATTCTGGATGAGCCATCGCGGCCGCCCGGATCTCGACAACCTGCTGAAGCTGGTTTTGGACTCGCTGAACGGCGTCGCCTACGTGGACGACGCGCAGGTCGTCGAATCCCATGCCACCAAGCGCATGCCCGACCTATGGGTGTACGGAGCCAAAGGCAAATACCGGAAACGCAAGTCCGGCGACCCGTACACGTACTGCGGGCACGAATACGAACCACATCTCTATATCCGAATCAAGCCGCTCCCGGAACGGGGGCCGAACAAGCAAGGAGAACAATCATGAGCAAGCCGATCAACGAGCCGCGCATGGTGCAGCAGGCGCTCGTATCCGACGAGGACCTGAGCTTCGAACTGGCGGCCCTGGTGCCGACGGCGAACGGCATCACCAACGCGGCCAGCACGTTTATCGACAAGGCCACCAAGCTGTTGCTGTCCGACAAGATCATGCTTACCGACGAGCAGCATACGGCGGTCACGTCGGCCATCGCGATCGCCAAGCTGGCAGTCAAGGAGGGTGTCGCCGCGTCGAAACTGCTGCGCAACCCGGACGCCTCGGCGGACGTCATCGCCGGACTGCGTCTCGCCGCCAAGGACTCGCAGGATGCCTGACAAGCGTCTCTATATGCCGCGTTGCAGGACATGCGGCCCATTGGGGCCGATAGCCGGCCTGTCCGACGCGATCAGCGCCTGCACCCGGCACGCGAACCAGTACCCGAACCATCAGACGGCGTGGTACCCCACCTACGCCCAGGTCACCGTGAAAGGAAAACCAAATGACTGCGAATGACAACAACGTGTTGACTCCGGATTTCAAGGAAGTCGAAACCAAAAACCCCGACGAGGGCCTGCGCCAAGGATTGTTCGAGGCTCAGGCGGCGCGGATCGTCGAACTGCAGGCCGAGATCGCGTCCCGTCAGGAGGAGGTCGACGAGCTGAAGGCCCGTATCCTCGACTCGCATCCGGTCGGCACCTACCAGGCCGGCAATCTGAAAGTGCAGTTGAAGCCGGGCGCGCGGCGCATCAACGCCGGCACGTTCGAGAAAGCCTACCCGGCCACCAAGTATCCGGGAGCCTACCAGTTGAAGCCGCGCCCGCTCAGCCAGTTGGAAAAACTGCTGACGGCGGACGCGGTGGCCGACTACGCGATGTCGGGCAAGCCGACGGTGGTGGTCTCATGAACGCAGAACTGTCCAGCCTGGGCATCGCCCAGATCGTGGAAAGCGTCATCGCCGACTACGACCTGCACGACGAGGACGGCAACGAGCTGACCGACGACCTGTACGTCATCCGTTCGGAACGTATCACCGACCTGGGCTTCGAGGCCGCCAGACGCATCCACAAGGCCACGCGCGAACTGGAAGCGCAGGACAAGACCGGTTTTCCCGTGCATTCGCTGACCTTCGGCAGCGTACCGGCAACCATCGCGAAGGACGGCGACCGCACCTACACGCTGCGCTTCGACAACTCGGACGAGGCGGTGGCCATCACACGGCTCAGCCAGACCGCACTCACGGACATTAAGAAACAGATCAACGACTTTCTCAAGGAGTTGAAGAACCATGAGCACGAATGACGCCGTTCTCGCCGTCGCACAAGCCCAACAGCAGGGTGACGCGATACCAGTGGACATACCGCCCATGACGCAAACAGCGCCCCTTATGGGCAAGCCGCCCGCAACGCCGAAAACCAAGGTGGATACGGTGGAGGAACCACTGTTGTGGCCGGAGATTCGCCAGCTCATCGAAGCGGATATCGCCAACGCTCCGCGCGAACTGCAGCGTGAGATAGGCCCGTCAGAACTGGGCACGGACTGCGTGCACTGCCTCGCCGCGAAACTGGCGGGCTGGCCGGAGCGTCGTTCCCCGGGCTGGCTGCCGTTCATCGGCACGTGCGTTCACGCCCGCTTCGAGACCATGTTCCGGGAGCTGAACGGGGAGCCGGCATGCCAATTCCCCTACACAAGCGAGGACAACGTGACCGAGCTCGTGGAACGCTGGCGCTCGGAATACCGGGTCAGAGTCGGACGCCTGCAGGGCCTGCATGGCGGTTACGACGTGACCGGCAGCATCGACCTGTGGGATCGCAAGACCCATAGCACCATCGATTGGAAGATAGTCGGCAACACGACCGTCACCAAGGTCAAGGCCCACGGCCCCTCGCAGCAGTACCGGGTGCAGGCCTCGCTCTACGGCATGGGCCTGCAGAACGAGGGCGAACGGGTGGAGCGCAACTGCATCTACTTCCTGCCACGCAACAAGACCAGTCTGGGCGACGCATTGCCCTGGGAGACGAGGTTCGACCCGGAGCCAGGCAAATGGGCGTTGAGCCGCGCCCAACTGCTCGTCAACCTCATGGACTGCGTGGAGCAGGCGGAGGGCCCCGACGTGCGCGACAGCTGGATCAAACAGTTGCCGGCGGCCGGCCCGGACAGGTGCTTCTCCTGCAAGGGCCGGGTCTGGCCTGACATGTCGGCGCTCCCCGAGTTCGACGCTAAGCCGTGGCCGGACGTGCCCGACAAATGGCTCCGACTCATCCCCCTAATCGAAGCCGCATACCAGTTCACCGAATAACGAAAGGAAAACAATCATGTTCGGACAACCACAGCAACAGTATGGTTACCCGCAGCAGGGTTACCCCCAACAGGGGTATCAGCAGGGGTATGGTCAGCCTCCGGCACGCCCGGCCGTGTCCATGACCCCGGAGCAGATGCTTGCCAGCATCGAATCGCAGAGCAGCAAGGGCGCGAAGTTCGAACAGCCCGGCACGTCGATCAGCGGAATCATCGAGAACGTGACCGCCAACCAGATCCGCGATTTCAAGTCCCGCCAGCCGAGGTTCTTCGATGACGGACAGCCGCAGATGCAGGTGCTCGTCACCATCAACACCGGCGTCACCGATCCGATGGTGGAGGACGATGACGGCCGGCGCACCGTGTACATCAAGGGCTTCGGCCTCCAGCGCCGCGCATGGTTGCAGGCGTTGCACAACGCCGGGCTGAGGAAGGCCGCAGAAGTGCGGCCTGGCGACCGTTTCACGGCCACGTTCACCGGTTTCGGTGAGGCGAAGCCCGGCATGAACGCGCCGAAACTGTTCGAATATGTGATCGAACACCAGTCGCCGGCCGACCTCGCCATGAACCAGCCCCAGCAGTCCGGCATGCAGCAAGCCCAGCCGGCATACCCGCAGCAGCAGTACGCGCCACAGCAGCCCATGCAGGCCCCGAATCAGGGGTATCAGCCGGCTCCGGTCGACCCGTGGAACCCGCCGGCGCAACAGCAGCCGCAGCAACCCGCTCAACCGGTACAGCCTGGCCAACCCCAGCAGCCGAAAGCCGATCCGATGAAGGTCAACCAGTTGAAGGCCATGGGCAAGCCGCCGCAGGAGATCGCCGCCCTGTTGGGCGTGCCTGTCGAAGCGGTCACCGCCGTCACCGACCAGGCTCAACCCCAATACCACGGGGGTTCCGAACAGCAGCCGGAAACAGGTGAGTTCTAGTGGACGACCTGCTGAGCGTGAGGCCCGTTCTCCTGGGCTGGCACAAGAGCAAGGATTCCGACAAGGACTGATACCAGTCCCGACCGCCGTAGCCGTATCCAAGCGGCCCGCACGAATGCAAAGGCGTGCACGGCACCACACCACACACATATCACGTCAAAGGAGTTTCAAGGATGACCGACATCTACGGATACGCGGCAGCCGCGCCACTGTACCGTGCGGCGGGCTGGATGCAGGTCATCCCCCTGCCGGAAGGCCGCAAGACCCCGCCGCCCAGCGGGTTCACGGGACGCAGCCGCAAGCCCGTCACCGACGAGCAAGTGCAAGTCTGGGCGCAGGCGGCCCCGGACGCGAACACGGGCATCGTCATCCCCGAAGGCGTATTGGTTCTGGACATCGACGCCGAACAGGGGCACCAGGTCAAGGCAGACGGGGCGAAAGGCATCAGCGAACTCAGCCAGGAGCTGGGCGCGTTGCCGGCCACGTGGAGCAGCACGGCACACGGCATCGACTCGCCGGCACGCCACCTGTTCTACAAGGTGCCCGAAGGGCTCGCGTGGAAGGGCGGTGCAATCGAGGGCGTCGACATCCTGCAGCCCGGCCACAGGTACAGCGTGGTCTGGCCGTCGATTCACCCTTCCGGCGAGATGTACTGCTGGTACACTCCCAGCGGCTCGACCACCAGCCAGATCCCCCATATCAGCGATCTGGCTACCCTGCCGTGGAAGTGGGTGGACTACCTGCGCAAACCGGAGCATACGACGCCGAAACCAGCCTTCAATACCCTGATTTCACACGAAACCGGCACATACGACACCCGTATGTGCAAAGCCATCAACACATTTTTGAACAAAACGCTGTCAAACCCGGCCAGCAAAGGCAGTCGCCACGACACCACGTTGCAGGCCGTATGGGCATTGGTGAACTTCGCGCAGGAAGGCCATCGCGGCGCGCTCGACGCCATCAACCAGCTCAAACCACGGTTCATCGCCGAGATAGCACCCGACCGTCCGGGCAAGGAGCGTGAGGCGGCACGCGAATGGGCGGCGATACTCTCCGGCGCGATGGAGAAGGTCAACGGCATACAGTCGCACGCGGACCCGTGCGAACAGTCGAAAATCGAACGCATGCTGCCCGGCGAGTTCAACGAACTCACCCAAAACACGATTGCGAATCAAATGGGGGAAAGTCACCCACAGCAGGTTCAAAACGTTGGAACGACGCCGGTTCAAAACGGTTCTGCACCCGCATCTCAGGTTCAAAACGTTGGAACGACGCCGGTTCAAAACGGTTCTGCACCCGCATCTCAGGTTCAAAACGGTTCAATGGAAAGTTACGAGGCAAACAAAAACGCCTCCTCCAGCTGGCGGTTCGAAGACCTCGCCCAGTTGGCATCCGGCATTGAACTGCCTCCCACCCCCACCGTGTTCCAGCGCGAGGACGGGCAAGGATTGTTCTACCGTGGCGCGGTCAACGACCTGCACGGTGAACCCGGCTGCGGCAAAAGCATGATAGCCCAGATCGCCACCGCGCAGGAATTGAAGAACAACCGTGACGTCATCTACATCGACTACGAGGATTCCGCACGCAATGTGGTCAAGCGTCTCCTGCTGCTCGGCGTGACAGGCGAACAGATAATCAGCCACCTACACTACGTGCGACCAAGCGCCAAACCATCCAGCCCCACCAGTCTCGACGGGTGGCGCGAAACCCTCGACTACGCGGACACGGCCACGCTCACCATCATCGACGGCGTCACCAGCTGCCTCGCCTACGCAGGACTCGACAGCAACAGCGGCGACGACATCGCCGCCTGGTACAACACCATGCCCCGACTCATCAGCGCATGCGGGCCAGCAGTCGTATTGATAGACCACGTCGTCAAGTCCAAAGACAATCGCGGCCGCTACGCCGGCGGCAGCATGCAGAAACTCGCACTCATCGACGGCATCAGCTACTCGGTGGACATGACCAAACCAGTCGGCAAGGGCGTGCGCGGCACCATCGTCATCAAATCAGGCAAGGACCGCATCAGCGAGATCGAGGAGCATTGCGCCGTCAGCTGGAGCAGCAACGGCAGCCACCTGCGCGAAGCCGCACGCATCGAAATCAACAGCACGGATCCGAAACTCATGCGCGTCACCATCGCACGCCCCAACATGATGCCCAGCGATGAAACCACACGACAGCGCGGCCTCGAACGACCCACCGGGCTTATGGAGAAGATCAGCCGGATCATCGAGAACGCGCCCGAGGAGCCGAACCAGACCGAAATCATCGAACTATTGAAGGATGACGGGTCAAGCGCGCGAAAGACCACCGTGCTCACCGCCATCAACCGGCTGCTCGAAGGCGAATGGATCAGCAGCCGCTCCGGACGCAACAACCGGAACATCTACGCCAGCGTCAGACCATACCGGCAGATGAACGACCCCAAATCGGACGCTTTCGTGGACCGGATGAGCAGGGAGGAGGCGAACGAATCGGACAAGGAAAACCATCTCGAAATCTAGTTGTTCCCGTTGTTCCCAGTTGTTCCCAGTTGTTCCCGGAACAACCGGCATAAGCCAGCTAGCTGTTCCCGTAGAAATAATTGCGCCCCGTGGCGCAATTCTACCGGGAACAACTGGATGCACCCCTCGGGAACAGTCGAAAACCCTTGCAGTTGTTCCCGACACGCCGTAACCAACAGAAAGGAAAAACACCATGGGAAACACCCACTCACCCATATGGAAAGAACCCTGCGCGAACTGCGGACTCAGCAGGCGGATCTGCCTCAGCCACCCACAACCTTGCTGCCAACACTGCACCCACTGAAAGCGAGAAATCATGAAGAAAATCAGAATCATGCTTGACCAGGGCGACGGCACCACAGTCACCCTCGGCAGCATCGAAAGCGAAGGACAGTCAGCCCTGTACAGATGCCATCCCCGCATGCTCGCCGACAAGTCGGTGCGGGAACCCGTATTGGACGCCTTGGGCAGATGGGCCCTGCGTCTCATGAGCGACGTGGAGGAATCATGAGTCAACGATGCGACCCGCACGCGCCCGGCTGCTACTACCGTTGCCCGACTTGCGGGCAATGGTGGCGCTACGACCCGCGAACCGAATGCTGGGAATCAATCAGCACGATCGAAATGTTCTTCCTCCTGCACCATGTGTGGAGGCAGGAACACAAACACAGGAAGGCGACTCATGGCCGAACCGATTGACCTCACCCAACAGGCCCTCGACGCATTGGCCTCATCGGGGCTGGGCAACGACAGTCCGGCCGAGGCGTTCGTCATCGGCTATCGGAACGGATGGCAGCAAGCCGTCGACCTGTGCATACGAATCGAAACGGCACTCAACGACGAAACGGAGGAAACAAATGAGCATCATCAGCAGTGAAATCGAGGCGCAGAAGCAGCGTGACCCGTCGTACGTCGACAGTGGCCTGCAGTGGGCTTGGGGACAGGGATACAAGGCCGGAGCGTCACGCGAAATCACCGAAGAGGAGATTGCCGCCGCCATGGACGAAACCAGAAAGTTCATCACGCTCCCCGGCGCGTGGTTGGAGAACATCATCAGAATCGCGTTCGACGCGGCAAGAAGAAAGGCAATGGAGGAGTGAGCAGGCCACGCGCCCGTGAACGCAAGCCAGCATGGCTTCGCGCGTTCATCCCGAAATCCAGCCCGCTCGTGGTCACGGTCTGCGAGGGGTGTGGCCTGTATGTGATTCAGGACAGGGAGAGCGTGTGGGAGTCGTGGGACTGCGGACTTGTGGAGGGTGATGACCTGACGGTGGCGATAATCCTCGGCCGGCCGTTGACGCGGGTTGTCTGGCTGCCATCAGTCGGACATCCGTTATTGCGCAGCGTGAGCGGGAGCGCGGGCATCAGGCCGGACGGCCAATACCTCGCCGGGCACACGTGCCACTTGGCTCGGGTGAGCGTCAAACCGTTCAAGCCGCCGAAGAGGGAGCGTCCGCCGGGCAAACCGTGGGGCGGGCGCAACCTCACGAAACGCGAACTCGAGGAGTTCAAACGCATCTGGAACATGCCGTACTCACGGCTCAAACATGAGAAAGCCCCAACCGTGGTCGGCCAGGGCGATGAGATCCAAGCATTATTCTAGCCGACCAGCCGGAAGGGGCTCAACGTGAACTGTCAGAACTGCAGGACGATGACCGAAGAGGGGTGTTCGCTGTGCGAGACGTGCGAGATGCGCCTCGCCGGCACATTATTGCGATTGGCGCGTGATGTCACGCCGTTGCATGACAGCCTCGACGCCACATTGCATCCGGGAGGGCATTCGCCGGTCAGAATCCAGACGGCCACTCCCCCGACGCCGATACGCTTGGACGTGCTCGACCTGATCGACATGCTCGACGCGACCGCGCGCGAACTGTGGCGTTGCCTCGACGGCATCGACGCCTTGGACTGGCGCAAAGATCCCCGCATGGAGGACCTCGAGGCCACGCTCATCGCATGCGCCGGACACCCCAAACTCGCCACCTTCGCGGACGCCGGCCTCTACATGCACATCATCAACAACCTCGCCCGCAAAGTCGACCTCGCATTGGATCCACCCGAGCAGCGCAGAGAGATCGGCACGTGCGAACTATGCGAGACCATGCTCACCGCAGGAACCAACGACCAGTGGGTCACGTGTCCAGTGTGCGGCAGAGAACAGCGAGCGCAGACCGTCAAACTCAGGCGGCTCAAGACATTATGCTGGGATGACTCCAAGCGAGGCTCCGCCGCCGACATCGCCAAGGCCTTCACCGAGGCGGGTATCAAGGTCAGTCGCAAGACCATCACCATGTGGGGACAACGCGGCAAGATTCCCCGTCACGCGGATGGATACGCCTACTGCGACGTGTACCGGCTGCTCATCGGACCCGCTGATTTGACAGTTATGGCTTAGTGTTGCCATAATATGCAGTGGCAGAAGTGTCGAAAAACCCAGCTCACGTGGCTGGGTTTTCGTGTATCTGACCCTTAGGTGTTCCGGCCAATCCCCAGCGGCCGGAACACCAAACCTCCGATATCGATGTAGAATCAGTGACATAACCGCAAATTACATTGATGTCGTTCTAGCTGGGGAGCAACGATATGGTTCAAAAGACAGCCTTTCGCTTGTTCGAGGTCGAGGTATTCGAAGGGCTCAAGCGCAAGCCGGTACCGGACGGCGAGAATATAGGCGATACCGAACTCATTGAGTACATCGAATCCGCGTTGCAGGACATGCAGGGCAATCCCATGATCGGCAAACCCACGTCCCTGCCCCACCCCGAAGACTTGGTAAAACAACAGCCAAAAGCCGATGACCCGTATCTCACGGTGCTGGAACATTCCAGACGAGGCCGCGTCATCGAGGTCGGGGTATCGACAGGCCGATATGGCGACCGCGATTCCCTGATGAATCCCAAAGGGGTTGTTAACGACATCAGCGACAGCGCCACAGGCAGAAACTACCGGGTTCGCCTGGCGTTCCCGGAAGACAAGAACAAGTTCTATATTGTCTCACAGGTGCGAGGACGTTCCGAGGCGGGGGTCAACCTTCTTAAATTCCTGTCATTCTTCCGGCACCTTCAAGTATGCGTTGTCAACAATGGCACAGTTGACACCAACGGCAAATGGTATCGTTTCCTCCCGCGCCCGATTATCGATAATGAACGGTTCGATACGCTCGCGAACAACGTGACGATGCAGCGCCTCAGCCTTAAAAGCAGCGGAACTACTCACGGGCCTCGAACAAATAACTCCATAACGGTGACTACGATAATCCAGCAGGATAAGCTCAGAGCTAAAGCGCTGACCCTTCTGCAAAAATGGGTAAATGCACTGCTCCACAAACACGATTTGAATAAGAGAAGCAGCGCGCAGGAAGTGGCCGCGATTTTCCCAGAAGGATATCTGCACGACACCGTGGACTGGGATGATGGCCAGCTTACCTTCGAGGAAAACGGGAGCCAGACAACCGTATCCGCACAGACCATTGGGGACCTCTTCACTTACCCGTTGCCCCCAGGCAGCAACATAAACGACCTGTGGGTCGATGCAGATAAGCGCCTGCGCATAATCTCACAGATGTCTCATGTCAACATCCCCCACATCGACACTTTATAATGGTAATCACACACGTTGCACGAGGGAGGCGAGTCTAGCTTTGAATCCCCTTGCAATTTACAACGGACAGTGGAAAGCCCTGCGCACCTATTCTGTGGACGACACTGTGAAGGGACGAAGGTCGAAACTCGGAGGTTTTCTCATCTACGGAGTGCCTCTCGTGCTTGCGGCATTGGCTTTGCCCATGAGAATACATTTCTCCTCCGATACCTTGCTCGCCATGCTGGGTATTCTGGCCGGAGCTTTGATCTCCGTATTCGGCCAGTTGGCATCGTGGCGTGATTCCATTAAGGGGACGAAACGCACCGACGATGCGAATCGTCCGGAACGATGGCTGCTGGATTCGGCTGCATCCCACATTCTCGCTGGGGCATATAGCTCGGTCTGCGCTGCCGTGCTGGTACTGCTGAGCATGGTCATCACGCTGCCCAATATACTGCCGGCATGGAGCCATGGCATTGGGACAATGGCCATATTGCTCTTCAGTAGCCATGTGGCCACGAGTATTCTCGTCGCGCTTCCGGCGTTGTATTCGGCGTATGTGCAGCTCAATGACGTGCCGGGAATCCTCAATGGCAATGACTGGACGGAATAGCAATCCGGTTCGTTCGGCAATCGAGGAAGATATAGTGATGGTCTCTATGGGCCCACGGACATGTGAGGGGCATGGGACACGGCAGGCAGCGAACTAACTGGAACTCTAGCGACAGAGGTTCGCGGCTGCCTGACGACTGGCCCGAGCGCAGGGCGCTGGTCAGGGCGCGGGCTCACGGCTTGTGCCAGGCGAAGCGGCACGTTCCCGAATGTGATGGAATCGGCACGGATTGCGATCACATCGTCGCGGGAGACGATCACAGTCTTGACAACCTGCAATGGTTGTCGCATCCTTGTCATAAAGCGAAAACGGAGCGTGAGAACGCAGAGAGGAACGCCAAGCGCAAGCGAATGCGCAAACATCCGGAGGAACGTTTTCCCGGCCTGCTCGACTGACCCGAGCGGGGTGGGAGGGGACTCCCCCGGCTTGCCGGTAAAACCGCCGGATAGCACTTCCGATTGTGCATGCGTCATAAGCGCCCGTTTTTCGCAAAATCCCATTTTTATCGGAACGTTTCCTGGTGCCTTGTTCTGGACGGCTTTACATGCCGTATGGGGCCACGTGGCATTCCCCGTGCGGCTTTTATACTTCTGGCATGAACGTTATTTATGTGATGTCACGATATTTGATAATCGCTGATATTTGGCCGTTTTGTTGTTTTATTAGCGTTGTCACGATATAATTAAAACGTGACACGATGTGAATTTTGTGACAAGGAACTCCCCGAATCCCAAGGACCGGGGCGCAAGCGCCGGTTCTGCGACGACCGATGCCGACAAGCCGCGCACAGGACCGGAGGGCAGATGCCGGTTCCTTCGGCGATGGCGATGGCCGATCGTTGGCTGCGCTGGCGCAGGATCACCCGCGGCGACGGAACATCGAAACTGCCGGTCACCAGTGATGGATCCCCCGCGTCCAGCACTGATCCGTCCACATGGGCCGCGCTCCCACACGTGGAATCCTCCAATATAGGCGAGGGCCTTGGCTTCGCGCTGGGTGACGGTTTCGCGTGCATCGACCTTGACCATTGCTATGACGAGCGCAACCATCTGGCCCCGTGGGCGAAGATGCTGATAGCCCCGGTTGCCGATTCCACATGGATCGAAATCAGCCCGTCCGGAAACGGACTGCACATCTGGGGGCGCTGCGGCGAGCGAACCGGACTGAAGGTCCGCAACGAGCTCGGCATGAACATAGAAGCCTACAGTCTGGGACGTTACATGACCTATACGGGGCACAGATTCCGCAAAAGCCCAGCAAAACTCGCCGACCTGACGTTCCTGTTCGACGTGATCGCACGTCTCGCCTGACCCGCGGAAAGGAGGTGCACGTTGCCAAGACCAAGAAAAACGGCCGGGCATCGCATGCCCTCCGGGCTCATGAAGGACGGCAAAGGGCAGACCCTGTGGCGTGACCTGACCGGCAAATGGGAGTTCACGGAATCCGAATACCGGATGTTGGAGAACGCCTGCTACACCGCGGACCGCATCGTCAAGGAACGTCGGGCCATCGGCGATGACCTGACCGTCTCCGGCAGTCAGGGACAGGTCGTGGCCCATCCGCTGCTCGCGCAGCTCAGGCTCGACGAGGAGCATCTCGCCAAAACGCTCTCCCGCATCGTCATGCCGGAACCAGATGAGAAGGAAAGCGCCGCCACCGATGAGGGCGACAGGTCCTCAAGGATGCGTGACGTGGCCCAATCGCGGTGGGGAAAGGCATACGGTGGATGATGGCGAGGCTGCTGACCAGACGATCCGCGGCCTACATCCCCTCCCATCAAGCCGAATACCGGGAAATCATCGACTGGTACCGCAACGCCCTGGCCAGCGAGCCCGCACGGGAATGGAATACCGATCCGGTCACCATCGGGCCCACATGGAAGCGCGACGGCGACGGCTGGGCGCTGCCCGATCTTACTTTGGGCTGGAATTTCCTGGCTTGGAGCGGTCGTTGGCTGCGTAACGCCAAACAGCGTGCCCCATGGAAGTGGACGCTCGAACAGGCGCGTTTCTGGCTGTGGTTCTACAGTTTGGACGAGCATGGCGTGCCTGTTCATGACAATGCGGTGCTGCAGCGGCTCAAGGGTTGGGGCAAGGATCCTATGGCGGCCGGCGGCGCCGTCGCCAGCTGCTTCGCCGACCTGACCTTCGACCGGTTCGACCACAACGGCGAGCCAGTCGGCCGCGAGGAGCCGAACGCATGGGTGCAGGTGTGCGCCGTCTCACAGGAACAGACGAAGAACACGATGAAGCTGCTGCCCGGACTCATTCCCGCCGAAACCCGGCGTATGTACGGCATACAGCTCGGCAAGCTCAACATGTACGCGCTTGGGGACAGCCGCCAGATAGAGGCCGTCACCTCAAGCCCGCTCGCGTTGGAGGGCGGACGTCCCACGTTCCTGATCCGCAACGAAACGCAGAACTGGAATTCCAGCAACGGCGGTCATGACATGGATGGCGTGCTGTCCGGCAACGCGGCGAAGTCCGAGGAATCGGTGAACGTGAAGATGCTCGACATCTGCAACGCTTACCGAGACGGCGAGGACAGCGTCGCCCAAAGGGTGCGCGAGGCATGGGAGGGCACGCAGGGCGACCCGAACAGCAACGATCAGGGTCTGCGGCCGAAATACATGGATTACGGTCTGCTCTATGACAGCATCGAAGCCGCGCCGGACACCCCCATGACGGTGGACATGATTCCGAAGGTCATCGAGGACGTGCGCGGAGATTCCACGTGGCTGACCACATCGAAGATCGTCAAGACCATCATCGACCCGAAGAACCCGGTCTCCGAAAGCCGACGCAAATGGTACAACCAGTGCGAGGCCCCGGAAGACGCCTACGTCACCAGCCAGGAATGGGATGCCAACGAGCATCCCGAGCTCAAGCTGGAGGCCGGCGAGGAGATCACGATGTTCCTCGACTGCTCACTGACCGACGACGCCACCGCCTTGGTGGCCTGCAGGGTCAGCGACGGTTTCACGAAGCCGCTCGGCCTATGGAAAAGGCCGCCCGGCAAACGCGGCGAAACATGGAAGGTGCCACGCGAAAGCGTGGACGACACCGTGCGAGAAGCCATGCGAACCTACCGGGTGGTCTCCTTCTGGGGCGACCCCAGCCACGTGCTGGACGACGAGACCGGCCTGCACTATTGGGATCCTCTGTTCGACGCATGGCATCGCGAATACGGGCGACGATTGAAGCTCTGGGCGCGGCCCGAGGGCCGTGACAGGCACAGCATCATGTTCGACATGGTTCGCCTCGACGTGCAGAAAAGGTTCGTCACCTACGTCGACCAGGCGTACACCGCGATCTGCGACAAGGACTTTCCCCATGATGGCGACGCGAGACTGCGTTCCCACATGCTCAACGCGCGCCGCCAGCCCACGAAGGCGGGCATGAGCATCGCCAAGGAGGGGCGCGAGTCCCAACGGAAGATAGACCTCGCATTCTGCGCCATAGCCGCGCGCGGCATGCGACGCGAATATTTGAACAACCGGAAGAAAGGCGGTGGACAGGTATGGTGACCACCGGTTACGCGGATGAGAAATCGGCCGCGAAAGCATTGCGGGAGCTGCTGCTGCCCGCCTACGAGGAGGAGATCATCCGTTTGAACCGCATCGACCGCTGGTGGCGGTGGAATCCGAAACCGATCCGCCTGCGCAGAGCCACCCCCGAGCATCGCATGCTTAGGGATATGGGTCATACGCCATGGCTGAGGCTTGTGGTGACCACAATCTCCCAGACCCTCTACTTGGAGGGTGTGGATATTCCCGGCAAGCAGGACACGGATTCGGCCCGCCTGTTCTGGCATCCATGGGTGGCCAGCCGCATGGGCCGCCGCCAGGTCGCCTTGCATAAGGCGGCCATCGCCTACGGTTGCGCGTATGCGACCGTGCGCGCCGTGGAATCCCCGGAAGGCGGCGTAAGGGCCGGAATCGACTGCTGGTCGCCGCGCGAAAGCATCGCCCTATATGACGATCCGGCACGCGACACATATCCGCAGGTGTTCATGCGTCGCCGGCGACTGTCGGATACCGTGGACTCATACGAGCTATGGGATGCATGGAACGTATGGCAGTGGAGACGCGAGCAAGGTGTCTACGAGTTCGTGGACTGCACGCCGCATCTGGCGACCGATTCCTACGGGCAACCGGTCTGTCCGGTCATCCGATACACGAACGACCTCGACCTGCAGGGAAGGGCACCCGGCGAGGTCGAACCGTTCATCCCCCTTGCCAACCGATTGAACAAGGATAATTACGACCGGCTTCTGGCCCAACACTACAATTCGTGGAAAGTACGCACCGTCACCGGTCTGGACATGACCGAATTGTCGGACGAGCAGCGGGCTGACCGGAAGGCCAAACTCAGCCAGGAGGATATTCTCGCCGGCGGCGAGGGTGTCCAGTTCGGCACGCTCCCGGAAACCGCGCTGTCCAGCCTCATCGAGGCGAAACAGGCCGATGTGGAGGAATTGGCGGCGGTCAGCCAGACCCCGACCACCGCGTTCGGGAAGATGGTCAACGTGGGCGATGCCGGAATAGCCGAAAGCCGCGCCGGCTTCTACGCGAAACGTGACGAACGGCAGAAAAGCTTCGGCGTCAGCCATATGGACGTGTTGCGTCTGGCTGCAGGCATCGAAGGCCGCGTGGATGATGCGCGCAACTTCGATCTGACCCCATTGTGGGAGGATACGGATGTTCGCACCATCAACCAGGCGGTCGATGCGTTGGGCAAGGCCGCTCAGATGCTCGGCGCGCCCAAGGAGCAGCTGTGGGACATGATTCCGGGCGTATCCAAGTCGCGCGCCGACTCATGGCGTGAATGGGTGGAGAACCATCCGGACGCGGACATGCTAGCCGTGCAGGCGTATCAGGCTCAGCTCGGACCGGCGGTCGATGATGGCGCGAACCAGTGACGGTGCCCTGCTTACCGACAAGCACCGGCGCGCGCAGGTCAGGCTCGCCATCACCGCCGACAGCCAGGCCCGCCGCATCTGGGACTCCACGCTTGACCCGAACGATCTGAAACGCACGCAGCCGATATGGAAGAACGCCATCCTCCAACTGTTGCAGACCTGGTGGCGGATTAGCGCCCAGACCGCGAACGATTACCTGCCCCGGTTCCGGGAGGCCGAGACGGGCGACGGCGGCTTCGAAACCGCCATGCCACGCTTCGACCGCAGGCAGGCCGCGCAGAACATCGACTGGACAGGTGCCACGAATGTGCTCTGGCATATCGCGCGAGGAGAAACGCAGGAAGCCGCCTACGCGGCGGCGCGAAGCCTATTCCTCGGAATATTCCATGAGGCAGTGCTCACCGGCGGTCGTACCACGATAGAGAACTGGGCGAAAAAGGACACGAGGGCCGTGGGCTGGCGGCGCGTCTCCGACGGCGACCCGTGCGCGTTCTGCGCGATGCTGGTCACCAGAGGACCCGTCTACACGAGCGACGAAAAGGCCGGTCTTCGCGCGTCCGACGGCCATAAATACCATCCGCACTGCGGGTGCACCGTCGAAATCGTGTACGGGGACTGGCGCCCCACCGAACGCGAGCAGCAGTGGATCGACGAATACTACCGTGCCGCCGAAAGCCTCCCCTCCAAAACACCGCGCACGGCTGAAACGGTTCTGCCGCTCATGCGCCGCAACGGGCAATTCCGTGACAGTTCGGCCAGAAGAAGCGCCCCCGAGTTCCTTGCCGCCAGACGCGCCAATCGCATGGCCGGTAAGATTCCGAACGTAGGCAATGTTCGAACATCGCCGAACGGCGCAACCGCCGTGCTACATTCCGACGGATACTGGGTGGAAACCGGGGCGAATCCGTCCGACGCCGAGAGAACTGTCGCCAAACGGATGACGGAGCTCGGGCATGACGTCACATTCCGCAAACCAGCCGACGAACAGAACGTCAAGACGCCCGACTTCTATATCGACGGAGAAAGCTGGGAGCTGAAAACACTCCACGGGAGCGGCAAGAACACCGTCCTCAACGCTTTGACGACGGCGAAGAAACAAGCCCCCCGCATAATCCTCGACATCACCGACTGTCCGAAACCAATCGAGCAGATCGTGTCCGACTGCGAAAGCAAACTCCAAAGGCCGAACAGTCGAATCAGGGAAATCATCCTGTACAAAGACGGAGCCATTGAACGGCGTCTCAAAGGGTATAATAAGAGTTAGAAGGCCGGTGCCTTCCACCCTTTAAACCTTTTGGTCTGGTGGAAGGTTCCCGGCCTTTCACCTTTCCACACATAACATCCAAGCCACCGTGAAGTTCATGGTGGCTTTTCTTATGCCCGCAGGTCGGGCGGAAAGGAAACCATCATGTCAGACGACACCGAAGACCAGGTCAAGGAGCCAGATACCGGCGCTGCCGGAAACGAGCCGAACCAGCACACAGACGATTCGAGCCAGAAGCCGCCGTGGGAGCGCGACGGTGAGGAGTTCAGCCCGGAGAAGGCGTGGAAACTCATCGAAAACCTGCGCGCCGACAACACGAAGCTCAAGGAGTCCAACGACTCCAACAGCGCGAAACTGCGCGAGATCGAGGACGCGAAACTCACCGAACAGGAGAAGCTGCAGCGTGACCTCAAGGAGGCGCAGGAACAGCTCGCCACGGTCAATCAGGCCAAGGCATGGGCCGAGGCCCGCGCCAAATACCCACAATTGACCGAACAGGATTTTGACCTCATCGGAGGAGGCACCCCCGAGGAGATCGCAGCAAAGGCCGCAAAGCTTGCGGCACGCATTCCCGCACAGGAGGCGGGCGACGCGAATTCCAAGAACATCAACCCCGTGATCCGCGCCAACCCGTCAGGCGGCTCCGACCCGTCCCATACGGAGTCGAAGGACTGGCTGCGCGACGTGATCACAGACAAGTAAGGAACCTATCATGGCAGACAACTTCAACAACACCATCGGCCGCACCGACCTGGGCGCGAGCCTCATCCCCGACGAGGTCTCCCAGGAGATCATCCAGACCGTGCTGGAATCCTCCGTTCTCCTGACCCGAGCCAAGCGCATGCGCATGAGCTCCAAGAAGAAGACGCAGCCCGTGCTCGCATCCCTGCCCGAAGCCTACTGGGTGCAGGAAGGCGCACTCAAGCAGACCACGAAGACCGGCTGGGAGGACGTGAACATCACCGCCGAGGAGATGGCCGTCATCGTGCCCATCCCCGATTCCGTGGTCGATGACGCGAAGATCAACCTGTGGGACACCATCAAGCCGCTCATCGCGGAAGCGTTCGGCAAGAAGATCGACGAAGCCGGCATCTTCGGCGTGGACAAGCCCGTCACATGGGGTCTCGACATCCTCGCCGGAGCTACCGCCGCCGGCACGAACATCGCGCAGGGCACCGGCGTCGACCTCGCGCAGGATGTCGCCAAGCTCGGCGAGAACCTGAGCAAGAAAGGCTACGCGGTCAACGGCTTCGCCAGCCAGCCCGGACTCAACTGGCAGCTCGTCGGCCTTCGCGACGCGAACGGCCAGCCGGTCTACACGCCCAGCCTGACGCAGGGTGCCCCCTCCAACCTGTACGGCTACCCGCTCAACGAGGTCAAGAACGGCGCATGGGATGCTACCAAGGCGGTATTGCTCGCCGCCGATTGGAGCAAGTTCGTGGTCGGCATCCGACAGGACATGACCTACCAGCTGTTCGACCAGGGCGTCATCAGCAACGCGGACGGCAAGGTTCTCTACAACCTCATGCAGCAGGACGCCAAGGCTCTGCGCGTGGTCATGCGCGTCGGCTTCCAGGTCGCCAACCCGATTACCCGAGTCGCGGCAAAGGGCACCCAGTATCCGGCGGGCTTCATCACCCCGAAGGCGAGCAAGTGATGGCCAAGCAGATACGATTCATCTCCCAGCCCGCCATCATCGACGGACAGGACGTGGCCGAGGTCGCCGCATTCGACGCGACGGGTCACCCGCTCACCGTCGGATCGGCCCCTGCAGCCGGTTCGGTCACGAACGGAATGCTTGCAGGCGGCATCACCAAGGACAAGCTGGCCGAAGGCGTCATTCCCCCCGCCTATTCACTTCCCGCCGCCAGCGCAAACGCGCTGGGCGGCGTGAAGAAGGCCGCGACCGTGGCCGCAGTCGCTTCCGCCGATGCCAACCCCGCTGCGGGTGAAGCGCCCACCAAGGCGGAGTTCGACGCCGTGGTGACCGAACTGAACGAAACGAAGAAGCAGCTGAACGCCGCACTCGTTTCGCTCAAGGCGGCTGGAATCATCGCCTAGAAGGGATCGTTATGGCGGACAAGGTCAGAATGCCGGCTTTCGCCGAGGTCGCCGATCTCGCCGAATGGCTCGGGGAAAACATTCCCGAAAAATCGGCCGACTGGAAGCGCGCGGAACGCTGCCTGAGGGCCGCGTCCAATCGAATCCGCCGGTACACGAAACGCAGTTGGGTCGACGAATCCAACAACCTCGTGGATTCGCTGCCGGAGGACATCGAGGATGTGACACTTGCCTGCGCCGGGCGGTTCTATTCGAATCCGGAAGGCGAGACCTCATGGTCGCGGCAGATTGACGATGGCATGGACGGTGGCAGCAGGAAGGTCGACGAGGCCGGCCTGTATCTGACCGCCAGCGAAATGCAGACATTGGACGATCTGATTGCCGACCAGTCGCCGCTCATCGGCGGCTTGGGTGTCATCTCCACTACAAGGGATGAGCATGCCAGTCTCGACATGCTTCCTGACTGGTTCGACGATGACAATGACAATCCAGGCTTCCTGAACGCGAGGCTGAGCCAGTGAGAGTACCGCGATTCAAAACCGCCAGCCTTGAACGGCTGCGCTCATATGCCAATAGCCTCATGTTCGACCAGTGTCGTGTCACGCACATGGGCAAACCGGTCACCGACCCCGAAACGGGACTGGTGGAACCGGCCGTGAACACCGTGTATGAGGGCAAGTGCAAGGTGCAGACCTCCGGCGGTCTGGCCGCCGAGAACACAGAGGGCGGCATCGTCGAAGCCCTCGGCGCCGTCACTCCCGTGTGGAGCATGTACGTGCACTTCCCCTACGGCACCACGGGATTGTTGCCGGGCGACGTGTGCGAGATAACCGAAGCCAATGACCCGAACCTCAAGGGCAGGAAGCTCAGGCTGTTGAACATGCAGTCGGAGAAGTCGCATGCGACCGCATGCCGGTGGAACGTGAAGGAGGTGGGCAACAGCAATGAGTGACGTGACAATCGACGCTTCGGAGCTGACCTCTTTCGGCCGCAGGGTCGCCGCCGCGCATGCCATGGCTTCGGTCAAGCTCGCGCAGGCGGTGAAGAAGGGGGCTCAGGTCGTCAAGGAGAAAACCCAAAGCGACCTGAATTCCAGCAGCAACGGCGGATTGCACGTTGTTCGTGTGAGATACGAGTTGGGAACCACCGGCTCGCAGATATACGCGGACATAGGCCCCGAAGATTCCGGCAAAACCCGCAAACACGGGCACACGGGCCCCACCGTCGCCGCGATCGCCTTCTACGGCACCGCGCGAGGCGGCGGAACGCACAAGCCTCCCGAGCATTACGCCGAAGAAGAATTGCCCACGCTCGCCGAATACGTGGGCGACGCCGCCGACGACATGCTGATAGGAGCCATCGGATTATGAGCGTCATGGACCTGACCAATGCGGTTCTCGACCTGCTGCCCTCCATGCCGTCCGGCGTGAAGGTCTACCGGCAGGAGGAGCCGTTGGAGTCGGAGATGCCGCCGTGGATCATCGCGCGCGTCTCCACCGACCGCCATGTGGCGGCGGAGACGATGCGGTTCACCGCCCACTCCGCGCTCATGGAGGTTCGCGCCGTCAGCACCACCGCCGACAGCGTGAACATCTGGTGTGACGACATGCTGATCCCCGCGTTGGCGAACCGCTCCCCCACCCGGCCGCCGGGCTACACGGTCGGCCAGCTCACCCTGTACGAGGATTCCGGCGCGTATGCGGCCGGTCTGACCGCTGATGACACCGCGCGCCGCTACCAGGTGCGCGTCTTGAGGTTCCGCTTTACGTGGAGCCGATTATAGTCAACCAATCATTTACCAAAAGTCTTCAACGCCATCCCATACGGGGTGGCCTTTTGCTTAAAAGGAGCGCATTATGACCCTGAAACTGGGTACAGAGATTCCCGGCACCAGCGCCGATGGCAACATCACCACACTATGGGTGCCGACGATCAAGGACATCAAGGCCCCCACCATGGCCGAGCTGGAAGCAGGCACCGACATCTCGAACTACATCATGCTCGGCGGCTGGAGCTTCGACCCGTCGCAGGACGCCGTATCCGACCAGCGCGAGAACGCCGTGCAGGACTTCGGGGCCCCCGGCCGCAAGAGCGCCGGCGACATCAGCATCGAGGTCATCGACAATACAAACACGGAGCACCAGGAACAGAACGAGGCCGTCACCCTCATGCACGAGGGTGCCTCAGGCTATATCGTGCGCCGTCGCGGCATGGCCACCGACACACCCCTCGCCGTAGGGCAGAAGCTCACCGTCGTGAGCGTCATCTGCGGTGAGAAGCAGGTCATCAACCCGGACGCGAGCACCATGATCCGCTCGAAGATTCCGCTGTTCGCGAAGGCCCCCGGCTGGGAGTCCGAGACCGCAGAGATCTCGAACCCAAAAGGCTGACGCCTCAGACCGTGACCGCCACAGCCCGTGAGGGAGGCCGGACGGTCACGGTGAAAGAGGCCATCGCCGGCGGCTGACAAAACTTCCGCGCGGGGACTCTTACCTTTCTGGCCCCGCACGGACATTCTTTCGCCCCCATCAGAAAGGCAATCCGAAACTTGCAGAAAGGGATAATCATGGCTTTGGAAGTGAAGCGCAAGCGCGTGGACGTCGACCTCATATTGGATCAGGAGAAGGCCGAAAAGGTCGCCGTATTGGGAGCCGACCTGGAACGCGCCATGGCGCAGCATGTGACCGAGGGCGGCAACGCCGCCGCCAAACGCATCGCCGAACAGATCGACAAGCTGCGCGACGAGGTGAAGGACGACACCGTCCGCATCACCTTGGAGGCGCTGCCGCTCTCCCAGTGGCGCCAGGTGCTCGAGTCGAACACCGTCACCGAGAACGGCATCCCGAAACAGCGCATCGAGGACATCTGCGCCGACGCCGTCAGACTCATGGTCAGGAAGACCGTGCCGGAAACCCCGGTGGATGATCTGGCGAACGTCATGACCGAACTGTCCGACGGCCAGATCAGCCCCATCTGGTATGCGATCCGTGATCTGAATGCGAAGCTCATCGACCCAAAAGACGCACTCGAATCAGCCTCGCGGATAATCCGCAGACAGTCCGCGAGCTGAGAATCTGCCAGAAGCTCGGCATCAGCTACAAACGCTGGCTCGGCTGGGAACCATCGTATCGGGTGGAAAGGGACGAGCATCGGCGCATCACCGGCTACACGCCGGAAACCGAATGGGATGCGACTGAACGTGAATGGATGCTCGCGCTCGACGAATACGAACACTCATTATGCCCCCAATGCGGCATGCCCATCTCGGTCTGCCACGACGAGCAGACACCCTTCCATTTCACGGCCGACGTCGGCATATGCCAGATCTCCCTGCTTCAATCCGTGCGATTGGAGGAGTGGAAGAAGGACCATGCGAACGAGAACGAGCTGAAGCAGTCCGCATTGACGGTGGGAATCAAACCAAGATAAATCCAGGAGGCCGGTATGGCAGGCGGATTGAACCGC